CAAGCACAAGATCCGCTTAATGAGATTCAGCGCCAAGAACTGCAGATCAAAGCCGCTGAAGTTGAACGCAAGACTAAGAAAGATATGTCTGATGCAGCGCTTCGGTCAGCCGAGGTTGCTATCAAACAGGAAGAGGCTGCTAACAAGAAGGCAGAGCAAGAACAAAAACTTGCATCTCAGGAAGTGTTGGAAGGATTCCGTGCAGCAGTCAACTTAAGAAAGGGGCCGTCACAACGTGGCTAAGTCGTTTGAAGAATTATTTTTAGAAAAAGTAAAGGTGGAAGTAGAACGCTACACAGAAGATGTTGTCATGGGATCAGCCAACGATTACTCAGAGTATCGGGAAAAAGTTGGCTTCCTTCGCGGCATGATGAGTGCAGTTGGTATTTTTGAAGAAATCATTAATAGAGCAAGAAAGGAAAACTTAGATGATTAGAGGTGTTGGCGCGCCAAGCGTTGAAGCAACAAAAAACAAAGTCGAAGAAGCAAGAGCCGCACATACGCTGCCGGTTCCGCAGGGGTGGAAGATTTTGATTGCCATGCCGGTCTTGGAAGAAAAGACCTCAGGCGGCGGGATCATTCTGCCTAGCCAAACTAAGAACGCTGAAGAAGTTGCAGCAAACATTGGATACGTTGTATCCATGGGTCCAGATTGCTATACCGACATGAGCCGATATGCCAGCGGCCCGTGGTGCAAGTTAGGTGACTGGATCATCATGCGTTCTTATTCTGGCTCGCGCTTCACTATTGGTGGGCATGAGTTCCGCCTAATCAACGAAGACACGGTTGAGGCCGTGATTGAAGACCCATCAGGGTTTACCCGAGCATAAGGAGCAATACATGGCAACTAATAAGATGAAGGAAATGATCGAGGACGAGGGTAACGGCCTTGGCCCCGATGGGCTTCCTGAAGAGACGCAGATCCTAAAAAAATCTGCCGAGCCGGAAGAAAAGTTTGAGTTTGTGGTTGAGGGTGAAGAAAATGTTGCACCGCAAAAAAGAACCGCCCCCAAGGACGAACTAGAGCAATACAAAGAAGATAAAGACGATGAGTACGCAAAACTCAAAAAAGAACTTGAGGAAGAGCGTGCCTATCGTCTTAGGGTGCAAGAAGAACAGGAAGAGGCTCTTCGGTACGCTCAAGCAGCGGCTGAAGAGAATAAGCGACTTAAGACTGTTCTTGACCAAGGCTCCACACTCTATACCGATACTGTCAAATCTAAATTAGACACTGAGTTGGTTTCTGCTCAGAAGGCTTATAAGGAAGCCTATGAGTCTGGAGATTCAGAGGGCATGGTCCAAGCCCAACTTAAGATGGCAGAGGTGGTTGCTGAAAAAAGAGAACTTTCTCGCAATCCCCCTTTACAAAGGGCAGAAAGCGCTGTATATAGTCAACCTATACAGCAGCAAGTTGCTTCAAGTCCATCTGCACCAAAAGCTGACCCAAAAGCCGAAGCGTGGTATGAACGGAATAAAGGTTGGTTTGGACCAGATGATGAGATGACGGCAATTGCTTATGCTGTTGACAAAAAACTCATGCGAGAAGGCGTAGACCCTCGCACGGACGAGTATTACAGGCGTATGGATGAACGTCTGCGTCAGTTATTCCCTGATCGGTTTGACGATGTAGAGCCGCCTCAACAACGTACTGTAAGACAGCAATCCACTGTGGTTGCTCCCGCTTCTAGAAGTACTTCCCCAAAGACCGTCAAGATCCCGCCCGGTGGCGCGGCTGTTGCACGTAAATTGGGTATACCTTTAGAAGAATACGCTAAACAATGGGCTGCTGTTAACGGAAGGAGTCAGTAATGGGTAATCAAAATCGTATGAGTCGTGAGTTGGAATCTCGTGAAAATGATATTCGTGATCAACCATGGGAACCTCCATCTTCAATACCAACCCCCGATCCACAAGACGGGTATGCATTTCGTTGGGTACGTGTCTCAACGATGGGTCTAGACGATGCTAGGAATGTTTCTATGCGCCGTAGAGAAGGTTGGGAGCCTGTAAAGGCTGAAGACCACCCAGAACTGCTTCTAGATTTAGGCCTATATGATGGTTCCGCCCCGAAGAATGGACTAGTGTTATTTGGTGGCCTAATGTTGTGCAAGAACCTCGAAGAGAAGGTCGAAAAGCGTAATGGTTATTACGAAAATATGGCTGATCAACAGATGAGGTCCGTGGACAACAACTTTATGAGAGAAAGTGACGTTCGTATGCCTTTGTTTAGCGACAAACGTGCGGAAGTTACTTTTGGACGTGGCAAATAACTTTTTAGGAGTATTAAATGGCTTATCCTACCATTAGCAAGCCTTACGGCTTGAAGCCGATCAATTTGATCGGTGGGCAGGTATTTGCTGGTGCTACTCGTCAAATTGCCATTACCACTGGTTCGGTCAACTACAACACCGCTCTATATAACGGTCAAGTAGTTCAACTGAGTACGGATGGTACTGTCATTGCTTCGACTTTGGAAAACCAAGCAGATGCTTCCACAATCCCCGGTGTTCTGGGCGTCTTTCTAGGATGCCGTTACACCAACCCCACAACTAAACAGCCCACCTATAGCCAATATTGGCCTGGGTTTGCCTCTGGCGTAACTGATGCATTTGCTTACATCAGTGATGATCCGGATGCGCTGTATCAAGTCGCTTCTGTCGGTGCAACTGCCGACACTACTGGTCTGGACATTACTCCGGTACAACAGACCGCCCTTGGAACCAACGTAGTTCTGGTGTTGAATGCAGCAAATACTACTTATGGCAACGCCCAAACTGGTATTTACTACAACAACGTTACTACTGCATTGCCGTTCCGTATCGTTGATCTGGTACCCGATACTTCCTATGTTTCATCTGGAAACATCGTATATCCAGAAGTGATCGTCAAATTTAACTTTGGCTATCACTCGTACTATCAAGCCGTTGGCAAATAAGGAGCGAATAAATGGCTATTTCACGCGCACAATTACTTAAAGAGTTGCTGCCCGGCCTAAACGCTCTGTTTGGCATGGAGTACAACCGCTATGGTGAAGAGCACAAAGAGGTCTTTGTAACTGAGACTTCTGAGCGTTCTTTCGAGGAAGAGGTCAAACTGTCAGGCTTCTCAGCCGCTCCGGTTAAAAACGAGGGTTCGGCTATCGCTTATGACAACGCGCAGGAAGCATTTTCTGCTCGTTACAATCATGAGACGATTGCTCTGGGCTTCTCGATTACTGAAGAGGCAATTGAGGACAACCTGTACGATAGCCTCTCGGCTCGGTATACCAAGGCCCTGGCTCGTGCCATGTCCTATACCAAACAGGTTAAGGCTGCAAACATTCTGAACAACGGGTTTAGTTCATCCTACCCCGGTGGTGACGGTGTAGCGCTGTTTGCTACAAACCATCCGCTGGTGTCTGGTGGAGTTAACTCCAACGAGCCGTCTACTCCGGCTGACCTGAATGAGACTTCTCTGGAAGCCGCTGTCATTCAGATCGCTGCATGGACAGACGAGCGTGGCCTGCTGATTGCTGCAAAGCCGCGTAAACTGGTTGTTCCTCCTGCTCTGATGTTCGTTGCAACTCGTATTCTGGAGACTGAACTCCGGGTCGGTACGGCTGACAACGACATCAACGCTCTGAAGAACAATGGTTCTATCCCCGAGGGTTACACCGTTAACCACTTCTTGACGGATACGAATGCATGGTTCCTCACGACAGACGTTCCCAATGGTCTGAAGCACTTCATCCGTACTCCGATGAGTACCTCAATGGATGGAGACTTTGACACAGGTAACGTGCGTTACAAGGCCCGCGAGCGTTACTCGTTCGGCTGGTCTGATCCGCTGGGCGTATTTGGCTCACCGGGTGCGTAAGACAGAAGGGGGGTCACAAGCCCCCCTTTTGACATTAAAATATGTTGACTAGGATTTTTACTCTTATCGACTGACCTAGCAGACTTAGTAGAGATGATAAGAGGAAGTGCTACTACACGAGAGGATTATCATGGCACGTACTACTTTTTCAGGCCCAGTTCGGGCTGGTTATCAAGGTGGAAACGCAAACGCACAAAATCCGATAACTCCCACCACTATTAACGCTGGTGATGTTATTGAAGTTAATCAAGGCACTGGAGCATATGGCTTTTATGCTCGTGTTGAACCTACTGTAGGATTTGGCTCCAGCACTTACCAAACTCCCGGTGAGTCCTATGGTGTTTTTGGGCGTAGTCAATCTGGCGCACCATTTGCAACCCTCCCCAGCACTACGTTTAACCATGTGGCTGGCGTAGTCGGTAACTTTGCGGTGATCGGCACCTATAGCAATAACGGTTTAATGGCTGGCGTAATGGGTATTATTAATACCAACACCCTGTCTGGCGATGCTGCTGTTATGGCATTTATGCAAGGCGATTCCGGTGTAACTACCGCTCGTTGCGCCTTCGGTGTTGCAATGGCTCAAACTACCGGTGGTTCAGGCTTTGACTACGGTATTGACCTCAAGATGCAAGATCCGGTTCTTGATGGTGGTGGCCCTTCCGGTGTTATTCCCTACAAAAAAGCCAACATCCGTATGGAAGATGACGTTGTAGTTATGGTTGATGCTGGTGCTCCTGTTGATGGTACGACGGGCGATAACTTTGCTGGCATTGGTTCTATGTACATTGATAGCACCGCTGGGAATCTCTATCTTCAAACAGGCGTTATTACAAGCCCGGTTTGGAAATTGGTTACTCGGGCCGCTTAGTGCTGACTCATAAAGACCCAGAGGTTCAGGCAATGCTTGAACTTCTGGAATCCCAACGAGATCATGTTATGGGCCTAGTGGCTGCTCAAACAAAGCAAATCATGGAATTACAAGCCAAGATTGTTGCGTTAGAGGCTGTAAAAACGGAGAACAAAGATGGCGACAATGCAATATGACGTACTAGCGACTAAACCGTTAACGTCTACAGGTGATTTTAAAGATCAAAATAACAACAGTATCCAACGTACACGTATAAAAACCATTTATACAACTAATGGCACAGATGCTGGTTCTGTTGTAATTCGTGAAGGTGGTTCTGGAGGTTCTATATTAATTACTGTTAATACGGCAGCCAGTGGTACAGCCGGTTACACAATCATTCCAATTCCTGGTGAAGGTATTTTGTGTGAAAGTAACCTTCATGGAACCATAACCAATACAGCATCCATTACTTTAATATATGGCTAAGTCCAAAGGCATGGGGATTAAAACTTCTGTGAAGTCGGGCAACTTTCGCCCGACTAAGCAGGGTGCAGGTATGACTGCAAAAGGTGTTGCAGCATATCGTAGGGCTAACCCTGGTTCAAAACTTAAGACGGCTGTGACGGAAGATAAGCCTACTGGCGAAAGAGCCAAACGTAGAAAGTCTTTTTGCGCTCGTTCGGCCGGTCAAATGAAGCAATTTCCCAAAGCCGCCGCAGATCCCAATAGTCGAATTCGTCAAGCACGTAGAAGGTGGAAATGCTAATGGAACAGATGATTTTATTTTCTTGGGCTGGCATTCTGTCCGCGTTAGTTACCGTGGCAGGATTTGTTGCACGCGAGAAGATTAGTAAGTTAAACACATTGGAACAACTTTTAAACAACACAAAACTGGAGGTGACCCGTGATAACGTCACTAAAGCAGAAATTGAAAAACTTGAGCGTTACATTGACGAACGCTTTAACAAGTTTGAAGAAAAAATTGACCGGCTTATTGAAGCGAGGTAAATAAAATGGCTGATAAAGAAGACAGCGTTGGTAAAAAAGTTTTAATGGCTGGGTTAAAAGGTGTTGCTAAAGGTATTGATAGGCCCGTAGCCGAAGCCAATGCTTTTTTAAATAAAAAGTACAAGGAATACATACCTGAAGGTGAGAAGACTGAAATTTTTCGAGAAAAATTGTTTGGTAAAGATCCAGAAAAAAATCTTGAGCGTGCTAAAAATATGGCAGCAGACACTAAAAACATGAAAAAAGGCGGCAAAGTCTCTTCTGCTTCCAAGCGCGCTGATGGCTGTGCCCAGCGTGGCAAGACCAAGGGAAGGATGGTTTGAGATGGTTCCTCAACTTGCAGCGTTAGCTGGCCTTGGTGCTGCAGGTGCTCTTGCAAAAATGGAGCAAGATAGAAAAGCGCCTGCGGCTATGGATAGATACAAAGAACGTGAAGAACAGAAAGAAAAAAATAGGCGTGAAGCAGAAGCAGAAAAGAAGCGGGAAAGCCGTGGTATGAAATCAGGCGGCAAAGTTTCTTCCGCCTCAAAGCGTGCTGATGGTTGCGCTGTTAAAGGCAAAACCCGTGGGAAGATGGTCTGATGCCTGCCGTATCAGCCAAGCAAGAAAGATTTATGCAAGCAGTGGCTAATAACCCAAAGTTTGCAAAAAAGGTGGGTGTTCCCCAGTCTGTGGGTCGTGAATTTACTAAAAAGGATGGTGGTCAAATGAAATACGCAAAAGGTGGTGAGTCCAAGGCAATGATGAAAAAAGAAGTGTCCTTTATGAAGAAAAAAGGCGCTCCTAAATCCATGCTCAAGCATGAAATGAAGGAAGCCGGAATGAAGAAAATGAAGTCTGGTGGTCTAGCCGCTGGTCATAAGGCTGCTGACGGTATTGCCAAAAAAGGCAAGACCAAAGGTATGCAGGTCAAAATGCGTTATGGTGGAAAGTCCTGCTAAATGAGACCAAGCCGAGGCATGGGGGCAGTTAACCCCAAAAAATTGCCAAAGGCCATGAGGCCAGCCAAGACCGTCAAGAAAAAAGACGGTGACTTGGCTGTTGCCATTTTTTCTCAGGGCGGCAAATCTAAGGTGAACGAGGCAGGTAATTACACCAAGCCTGGTATGCGTAAAGGTTTGTTTGAACGTATTAAGGCTGGCGGAAAAGGTGGTGCTCCGGGGCAGTGGTCTGCGAGAAAAGCCCAAATGTTAGCCATGCAATATAAGGCTAAGGGCGGTGGATACAAGGATTAGGTTTCCAACATACGATGCTAAAACAGATGGCAATGTATTTCGGTGGATTTTAGAGGCGTCAGAGGACTTTAGGAAAATTAGGCAGCGAGAACGATATGTCGAACTTGAAAAAGCCGCAGCAAAGTCTGAAGGCGTGGACCGCTCAAAAATGGCGAACTAAAAGTGGCAAACCATCTACGCAGGGATCGAAGGCTACGGGGGAAAGATATCTCCCTTCCGCCGCCATCTCAGCGTTATCCCCGCAAGAGTATGCTGCCACTACTCGTGCCAAACGAGCCGGAAAATCTGCAGGAAAACAGTTCGTTGCCCAGCCAAAATCTGTTGCCAAAAAAACTGCAAGGTACAGATAAATGACTACTTCGGGCACAACAGAATTTAATCTCGAACTTCGAGACATCATAGAAGAAGCATTTGAGCGGTGCGGTGCTGAGTTAAGGACCGGCTATGACCTTAGAACAGCACGTAGAAGTCTCAACTTATTGACGATTGAATGGTCAAATCGAGGGATTAATCTTTGGACGATTGAAGAGGGTGCAATTACCCTGCAAACAGGGCAAGCCACATACCCACTTCCTGTGGACACAATTGATCTGCTAGAACACGTAATCCGCCAAAATGCCGGAAACACAGCCACACAGTCTGATATTACGATTAGCCGTATTAGTGTTTCTACCTATGCCGCTATACCCAATAAAACCGCCCAAGGGTTGCCCATCCAGATTTGGATAAACCGCCAATCTGGCACCACGGCTGCATCTGCCCTTACTTTAAACGGAACGATTGATTCTTCTGTTACTACGATTACGCTATCTTCTACAGATGGACTGTCGGCTACTGGGTACATACAACTTGGTACAGAAGTAATTAACTACACCGGTAAAACGGCTACTCAACTTCAAAACTGTATCCGTGGGCAGGCTGGAACCACTGCTGCATCGCACACAACCGGTGCCTCGGTGTCTGTTCCGTACCTGCCAAACGTCAACATTTGGCCTACGCCTAACCCCCCTGGAACCCAGTATCAACTAGTTTATTGGCGCTTAAAACGCATTCAAGACTCTGGGGACGGCGGCGTAAGGACGCAAGACATTCCGTTTAGGCTTCTTCCTTGCCTTGTGGCGGGGCTGGCTTATCACCTGTCTTTGAAGATTCCTGGCGCAGAACAACGGACTGAGATGCTGAAACTAGCCTATGAAGAACAATGGAACTTGGCTTCTGGCGAAGATCGGGAAAAAGCCTCAATCCGCTTTGTTCCACGTGAAATGTACATTGGCAGC